AGGACCACGGAAAGAACCGAACCCAGTGGTCGGACCCTGCGTTACCTGCTTACCCATCGTGAGCGTACCCATAGGAGGAGAGCTAGGAGCTACTGGGCTTTTACCAGCGCGGAAACCCGGACTCACCTTCATGGCACCAGCATAGTCAGCCGCAGCCGCAGCACCTGCCGCTTGCTTACCCGCCTTGGTATTCCAGTAGCTCTTAGCCATGTTACTTACCTTTCGCTTTCGCCATACACTTGCCCATAGCCCGGCACTTGGCAGGCGACGGACACTTGGCGCAAGGCTTGAAAACCATTCCGCCCTTCTGATACGACATCATCTTCTTCTTACCCGGCATAATAACTCTCCTTCACAACAAACCCAATTTCGCACCTGCGAAACCCATAACAGCCATGACCATACCCAAGATGAACCTATCCACCCAAGCACTGGTCTCTTTCGTCTTAGGTGCTGTCAGTTCTAATTTGGAAAGCCGATCCTCGATCTTACCGATAGCCTTGAACGCACGTTCCATCGCGTCGGCAGTCTGTGCCTGACGTTCCTCAACAAGCGCCAGCTTGGTGATTGCCTTCGATAATTCGTTCAGTGCGGTTTTCATATCAACCACGTCACTGTGCAGCATATCCAATTTGACAGTCAGGACATTCTCTTGGTTCACGTTATTACCCTCTTACAGACCTTCGCCGGGCGTAACGTAGACCACAGATGTACCTGAGGCTGTGTCGCCAGTGAAAAAAGAATTGGCAGGGAAACCGAGAACTTCCACGGCACCGGGAAGGATGGGTACAGCGCCAGCGGCAAGGGAAACCGCAGCAGCTTTAGCAGCAGTGTCGTTGACACCCACGCCAAGAAGCACAACTTCCGGACCTGCGTTGATGATACGAAACTCCCGAGCCGGACGGGTGGTCGGGGTTGTAGATACAGGCTGTACTGAAGTCGGAGCGGTAACCGCAGCAGTGAACGAAACCGTCAACCCAAATGGACTAAATGCGTTAGTTGTCATCGGTAGTACCTTACACGAAATAAGTGATGTTGATGCGGATTTGCGCGTTGGTGGCAATAGGTGTGGTATTATCAAACTTGCGGACCACAACGTCAGTAGCCCCAGCAGATATGGCTCCCTGTAGAAGCGCGCCAGATACCGCATTCTCACGACCAACACCGGAAGCTACAATACTTCCATTATTAGTAAACGGCAGCGAGATGTTGCAGTTACCGGTCCCTGTACCTGCATTAGTGATAACAATGTTGGCAATTAACGTAACCTGCCGTCCGATGCGAGTGTAGTAGCCGCTACCGGTATATGAAGTGAGAGCGCCAGTTGCCGCAGATACAGTTGGTGTGTAAGTGCCTTCCTCATACCAGTTCAGCACTTCGCTGGTCATACCGGTGGCGTGTGTATTCGCGCTGAAGTCGATGCCTTCACCAGCCGTGCCAATGACAAGGCTACCAGAATTTATGGTCTGGTCACCAGACCTAACTGAAAGATTCCCGACTGATTTAAGCATGGTTCATGCCCCCTAATCTACTAAGTATACCGTTATGTCTGTGTTCCGACAACAGTTCCGTCAGTATCACTGGATGGCGGAATAAGTCGAATACGAAGATCACCAGTAGCATCAACCCAAAGATACGCAGGTGCGCCTGTCTGTGTCCCTGAAACAGGTGTAGGGTTGACCCAACCTGTGCCTGAAGTTGCCACAGTGCCGTTTACAGCGCCGCCGACTACGCTACCGACATAATAGCGCGTAGCATCACCAGTCTTCACCATATAACCCGAAGCTGTGTCCTGTACGGGAACGGTGGTGGACGGCTCTAGTGCTGGAACACCAATATTGTCGTATAGGTAGATATAATACCGCGTCCCAGCGAGTAACGGGAGCGTTGCCGGATTGAGGTAGCGTCCTGCCGCTGTTAGCTGTAGTTCAACCCATTCCCCGCTGGTAGAGGTTACACCCGAACCAGTCGCGTTTTTTGGACCAGAAAGTCGGTAAGGTGTTCCGCGACCGCTACCGTTTACGGCCTTGGGGCGGTAATAAATTTCAGAGCTACTACCAACGACTAGATGGCATTCCTGCGCGACTGTATCAAACTGCCAGCCATCAAAGCGGGTCTGACCCGAATAGTCGAAGTTTTCCCACGACACGTTACGCACGCGGCAAGTGTCGAGAACTGCGTTTGCGCCACTAATCTTGAACGCGGTCAGTGCGCTATTACCAGAAGTTGCACGGACCGTCACGCCGTCAATGTCAATGTCACGGATGGTGTAGGTAGACCCATCAAATTCACACTGATTGGTAGCGACAAAATCGTTGTTGTTGTAGAACTGAAGGTTGCGACCCTTCAGCATAGATACGCCAGTCACATACAAACCGCGCTTTATGCAGTTTTCCCAAGTCGTATTACGAAGGTCAACGGTCTGCCCAAGGCCGCTTTCGCCTTTGATAAACAGTCCGCAGTTCTCGGTGCCATTGGCCCAACCGCTGCTTTCAATGACAAGTATCTGGCCCTTCCAGATCATACCGCCGGAAGGTGGTGGCGTACTGGCTGAAGCCGTGCCGTTACGCTGGAAAAACACCTCGCGTAGATAGGTGTAAGAACCTTCATTTCGCGCTGCGGAACCATCTGCTTTGATGCCCCAACCTGCGCAATCCTCGATCCAGCAATGCGTGATCGAGATCATGTTCCAGCCATCATCGACATACAAACCGTTTTTCAGTTCGATGCCGTGAGCGGTCATGCCGACGATAAACAAATGGTCGATCTGAATTTGGTAGCCGTTCAACACGCGGATGCCGGTGCTGTTCGCTGGTGACGTTGTAGTTTTAATAGTAAATTCGTTGAGCACGGCGGCCATTGAGGCTTCATAGGCACCGCCGTGGTTGACACTATCGATATCAATCATCGGGCCGTTAGCCACGCGGTTATCGAAGATGGTCTTTAGCATACCAGCGCCGACAATCCGGATACCGGGAATAAACGCGCCTTGCGTTTTGGCTCCCTCATATGACAGCGTACTAGTTACGACATACGTCCCTGCCGGAAAATATACTGTGCGCCCTGCTGCCGCATCGATAGCAGCTTGAATAGCAGCCGTATCGTCCGCAATACCGTTACCGATGGCACCGTAGGCTTTTACCGATATGGTGTCGGGTATCATGTCAGTGATCGACGCAGCCGTGACACGAAGTTCAAACCGGGAGCCGGAGGCGAAACTCTGTGCCGTGGTGCCTTCCTGAGCGCGAACGATGGTCATCGTGTCGCCGACACGCGCTATTACCTTAATCACTTCGTAGGTACCGCCAGAGCTTACCAGCGTAGCGTAGAAGTAATCACCCGTACCGAGAGTAGGGAATAGCGATCCGGTGCCAGCGGCAACAGCCAGACCAACATCAGAGGCACTGATTGCGGTGGTGATCGTGCTAGTTGCGTTGTTCTTTAGAATGACACCCATATCGTCCTCACAAAAGCAGGAAGTCGTAGTTCGAGATAAACGACTCCAGAACACTAGCAGCAGTAACCCGAAGCTCAAAGCGGCTGTTAGTAGGGAAAGGTAAAGCAAGGGTCCCCTCCTGAGCGCGCACGATGGTCATCACGTCGTCGGTACGGGCCGTGACCTTTACCACTTCGAAGTTGTTATTGGTATCGCTCAGGGTGGCGTAGAAATAGTCGCCCGTGCTGAGAACCGGGAAGATCAAGCCTGTGCCGGTAGCGACCGTGAGGGATAGCGCAGTACTGGAGACTGCTGCCGCCGTGGTGGTCGTTGCGTTATTGGTTACTTTCACACCCATCGTCAGGCTCCGAACGGTTGCATCTTGGCGCGATATGTACCGCGCACATTACCAAGGTTGGCACGAGCACGACGCTCGGCGATCTGATACGTATACTGCTTGGCGTGATACGCCGCCAGTTCCCGGTCAGACCAATACTGATTGGGTAGGACCAGCAGGTGCTGGAGCGCCCCGTGCATGATGACTTCTTCGAGGTCGTCGAAGATAACCGAGTTCATACCTGAAGCATCACGCTTGGGCTTGAGCGCCAAGAACATCCGCATCGTGTACGGCTCGTTGTTATCCGGCAACGGAAGCACGACAAACTTGTCAGGAGTTATCTGGCAGATCGAGCGCGGTGTGCTTGCGTCAGCGACCACGGAGTCGGGTAGGACGAACGGTTCACCGTCGTTGAACAGCGCCTCGTTATACTCATAGTTGTTGTAGCTACCCGGAGGAGTTAGGCTCCACAGGACGCTAGGGTCTTCACCCGAATAGAGATCAGCCCATTGCGGATAGAGCCGCAGGGCGTCGTCGAGCGTTAGCTTTTCCAGATGGCTGCCGTTGACGATAGCAGCGAAGACTGCGTGTGCGTCCGTGTTGACCGGTTTGTCATAGGCATATTCGTGAACCCCCGGCAGGAGGTCAAACAGCGGCACCTCGTAACGCCACGCTAGCGTGCGCTCACAAGTCCGGATCGCCGCGTCACGGATATACTGGACCATCGTCGCAGTCGGACAGCCCGGAACGCTCGGGTTGATCTTGGCAGCCAGAGTGGAGAACGCACGATCAGCCATCAGATCACCTGCCTCGGGTTAAGCCCAGCGTCTTCCGTATCGGTAATGGTCCGGGTCTGGAGACCAGCCGCAAGCGTCTGGTTGAATGAGTCTTGGAACAGTTTGGCCCGGCCCGAATTGACATGTTCGTTATCGACCGACTCGGCGAGGAACACGACGCCGTCCGCAGCCACAGGGAGATATGCGTCGGGAAGCGCCACAATCGTCTGGTTTAGTGTATAGGCGGGAGGGACCTGTGCGTACTCACCAACGAGCACGATCCCCGTCGCAGGGCGGGGGTATAGGAAAAACTTATTGGGGTTGCGGACATGCCGCATAAAGTTCAGCGGCGTGCCTGCCGCTTCGTTGACCCATCCGGGACTCATCTGGTCGAGAACTTCCCGATTGACCTCGGTGACGGCGTCACCGTTCTTGATCTGGAAAATCTCGACGAGACGTAGCGAGTCGCTCGGACAACTCTGGATAACCGTGTTCGCGGTTGTGGGGATATCACCGATGACCAAGAATAGATCGGGTCGCAGGATCGACATGCGGCGCAGCGTCTGATTGACGAAGCCCAACAGTACCGTGTCGCTATAGCGATACGGTGTCCGCGAGTCCTGAACAAGTACTCGTGCTTCAGCGATGATATCCGCAGGCGTCATTCAGGCCAACCCCGTACAGCTTCAGCAGCCAGTTCGGGATCAGTATACACAGGTTCTACGGGAATGTCAGTAGTAAGATCGAGACCCTTACTCGGCTTTCTCGTGCGCTTGGGTTTGACGACCTCTTCGATCTTCTCGGCTACCACGGGGGTGATGAACCGCTCAGGATATGCTTCCTGCTCGGTGACCACTTCGCAGGCAGGGTGAACCGCCATGCGCTCGTTATATTCGTAGATGAACCCGTCAGCCTTGACGCGGATATATTGTTTCTCGGTCATTGCTTTTCCTTATCGTGAAGGGTTTACTTTTTCGGGCGACCGCCACGGACGTTAGTGGTGCCTTCTCGCGCCAGTATCTCCATTGCACGGCGTGCACGGGCTGGATCACTATTGGCTTTGGCTGCCTTTTCGGCCTTGACTGTGCCGGGTTTGTACAGGCTTCTGGTGTATTTATCAGCAGGCATCTCAGTATCCTTTCTACTTCTTCTTTGCTTTGCCAGCTTCGCTCAACGCGATAGCTATGGCTTGTTTGCGGGATTTGACAAGTGGAGCTTTCTTCGGACCCTTGGGGTCCCGGCCAGCGTGGAGCGTGCCGCGTTTGAACTCGCCCATTACAACAGCCATTTTGTTAGGTTTCTTGGCCATGTTAATCCCTCGTCCTTCCATAACCGGTACCGGAACTACGGATGGTCTTATTACTCCGCACCACCATACTGTCCAAGTTTTCTTGTCGCCGCAGATTGCGCTCACCTCTATTACGCTGCGCAGCGGATGCTGCCTCCTGTTGCGCCCACCGTTTTCTCACCGCTGCGTCACTCTCACCGGGGTTTCGGCGTATCCACTCTTGGGGGGATACTTGGACAAGGTTAGATTTCTCAGCCATATTACTTCCCCTTGCGTTTGCCAGACGGGGACACAGGCCATGACTGCCGTGCAGGTCCCGTCTTCTTGGTACTCATGGTCTTGCGCTCACTGGCGGTCAACTTCTTAGCGGCAGCTGCCGGTCGACATGCAGGGTAGCCTCTTGAAGACTTCTCCGATCCGGACCGCCCACAGGGTTTGCCGGTCTTCACATCGACCCACTTTTCGCCGAACCATTTACCAAGACCGCCCTTGCTCATGACTTCTTCACCCGGTTGTCTGGACCCTTCCAACCGCCGCCGCGCTTCTTGTACTCCTTAGCTGCCCACGCGTTTGCATAGGCGCTGGGATACACGTCGAACTTCGCTTTGGCCTGAGCTTTTACCGAGGACCACAGCGACGGATTGGTGGGCTTCGGACTGGCCATCAGCAGTTCCACGCCTTGAGAGACAGCGCTTTGCGTGTCGGGCGACCCTTCTCGTCCTTCATCGGTCCGGGCATTCCGGACATACGCGCACAGAAGGATTTGCGACGACCCTTGTCCTCTTTGGTCTTCGGGTTAGGAGCAGGCGGCTTGAGGCCCGGCTTACCGGGATTGGCCTTGTTGTAGGACGCACGACCCTTGGCGTTCAAACCGCCTTTGGGGTCCTTCCCTTCCTTACGGGTCCACGCTGGGGTCTTAGGCATTACGCGATCCTTTCAGCTGACATAATTGCCGATGGAATAGCAGGGACCGCCGGAGGTCCGGTTACCGCTGCGGTGTGATCGAGTATAACTGCGGTGTTCTCTGGGAGCCACATCACTTGGACATACTGCCCTGCGGTCACAGTGACGTAAAACGATATCTGGAAGAACGCGCTACCGCCATCTGTAGACTTCGGCACGGTGATCTTCGTCGCCGACCGAGCAATGTTCGTACCATTCAGCGCAAACCAGATGGTTACGTCGTGGTCGCTGGTATCCGTATTGGATAATTGCAAGTTTGGCGTCAGAGCATATGTGCCCGCCGCAGCAAACGTCAAACGTGTAAGGTTGGTACCATCCGTCACCATCGTGATACCCGCGCCAGCGACTTCGACTGTACCGAACTTCACAGCAGCCGGGACAGTTGTGCTGCCTGTCTGGTCAGTGATGTCGGAGAACGCAGCATAAGCGCGGTTCGTAACTGTGCTGAACGGAACCTTACCACTCAGGATATCGACGTTGGTGATGTTCACCTCGCCCGTACCCTTTGGTGTAATGTTGATATCGATGTTCGTGTCAGTGCCGTCAGCAGCAAGTGTGTTACCGTTTAGATTGCACCCAGCCGCAGCATTCCCAGTCGCGAGTGTGGTCGACTCGACCAAAGTAAGCCCAGTGAACGAACCGGTGAAAGTCACACCCGAGATCGCGCCGCCTGTGATTGAGACGTTGTTCGAGTTCTGCGTGGCGATGGTACCAAGACCGAGGTTCGACCGAGCAGTTGTAGCGTCCGAAGCACCCGTGCCGCCGTCAGCGATAGCAAGGTCAGTGATCCCTGAGATCGTACCGCCAGTGATAGCAGCGCGTGAGATGTTGACCGTTGCTGTTCCGCCGGGAGTTAGGATCAGGTTGCCGCTATCCAATGTCGAAATGGTGTTGCCGTTGAACTGGATGTTGTCCACCGAGGCAGACACAGTGCCGAGCTTCATGGCTGTCGCCACGCCCGTACCGCTATAGACCGTCTGTTCGGTCGCAATCGGACCGCCGTCGATATGCAGCAACTGATCATACGTGGCGTTGATCTGCGAGCCTGTGAGGTTAGTTGGCATAGGTTAGGTCCTTAAATCACGGTAATATCAATTAACCGACCGTGAGACTTCCCACCAATAGGTGCCGTCGCACATAAGGGTGAGTGTATCGTTGTCGGTTGTCACAAAGTTACCGAGCGCAGAACTCAAAATAAGGTTCGAGCCGCGCACCATTGTCAGCGCACCTTGGAAATACAAGGTTACAATCCGCCCTGAATGACCATTGGCGATAATCGATGTGACGTTTGTCGTACCGCTAATTGAAACTGCATTAGACGCCGTGGGCAGCGAAATAGTTCCAGCCGACGCGACAACGGGGAGAACAGGGTCATTGAACGTCGCAGCAAGCGTTCCGTTCCAGTTATTACCGCGATACTCACGTAAGGCAGCCGTCGAC